ACTTATGTAACATAACATGACCTCCATATTGTTGTTATTTATATAGATGATAGCCGCCCCTAAAGGAGTGGCTATCAATAGTTTTCGAGTTGTTGGTTTCAATCACTATAATCAAATATAGCGAGCGGTGGTGAATCGTATGTACATGTAACATCTTTTGCTACGCCCGGTACTCATTCTTGGACTGTGCCAGCTACTAGACGCTACAGAATCACAGTCTTTGGTGGAGGTGCTGGAGGTAGAAACACGACCGGGAATGGTGCAGAAGGAGCTCCGGGAGGCGGCGGTTCAGGTAATCACCAGTTAGAGCTTAACCTCACCGTCGGACAGGTTATTCCTATAACCGTCGGTGCCGGTGGTGCAGCAGCTACTAACGGAGGATCAAGTTCATTCGGCACTCACTTGACAACAGAAGGTGGCAAAGCAGCTCCTTCTATTTCTGCGATTGGTCAAGGCGGTGGCATCGGAGGTAAAGGCGCATTAGGAGTGCATACCGCAATCGGAGGCGGTGGCGGTGGAGGTGGAGCAAGTACAATCCTATATCAGCCAACAAATGATGCAAACGGCAATGCTGGCGGTATAGGAATATCTCCAGGTGCTAATGGTGGTTTTGGCGGTACTCAAGGCTCTAGCGATGGTCAACACGGTAATGCTCCCGGCGGCGGTGGTGGCGGCGCCAGACAGACCGCAGGAACTGCACGAACGGGAGGTCGTGGTGGTGATGGAGCAGTCATAATAGAGAGGAGCGCATAAATAATGTATTATTTACTCTTGTCAAGGAATATAGGATACAATAAAGACATTGGGAATTACAGGGTTGTTACAGAGGTTATACCTGAGTATATCCCAGAACTGCCTGATGTACCTATAGAAGAACGCTATTCAAAAGATTTCTTATCAAAGTGTATCATGTTCGACTTTAAAGTACCGTTGGGTTCTGGAATACTTGTTAATTAACAGCAACTCCGCAACCGAGCGGAACTTTTACAGGGCTTTTTATACAACTCGCAAGAAAATCCGCAGAGTATCTTTCCGTTATATGAACATCAGGAAATTCTGATATAAACTCAGGAATTATCTCTTGCACAATTTTATAATTTCCTACACCTTCACAGTGTTCAGTATGCCTCGATAGTAATAAGTAATGCATTATGCACCTCTTTCTATTATTACGATTCCGTCTGCTCCATTACTGCCACCAATTTGTGAACCAGGAACAGCGCGACCACCGCCGCCGCCGCCGCCGGGATACATACCTGCTGTTCCTTCATTAGTTCCAGAGACTCCACCAGTACCACCACTACCACCAACGCCACCTAGTAATATACCTACACCACCAGTAGTGCCAGCTGCATCATTTGTAGGCTGCCATAAGATTGTGCCAGCTCCACCACCTCCTCCAGCGTTTGGACTACTTGCTGGAGACCCGCTTGCGCCTTTGCCACCAATGCCACCACCTAACGCTTGGCCGCCACTATTCCGTCGTCCACCTTGACCACCCGGAGTTGAAAGGAATGTTCCAAAAGAACTTGTACCACCATCTTCACCATTTTGCGACGCACTAGCAGTATTAGCGGAAGTACCTGGTCTACCACCCGCGCCAACAGTGATAGGTATCACTTGACCTTGTGTTAAGTTTAACTCGATAGGTGGATTACCTGAACCTCCACCGCCACCGCCAGATAGGTTCTGACCTGTTGCGTTATGCGTTGCCGCACCTCCACCACCACCGCCGATTACGGTGACTCTATAACGTCGTGTTTCTGGAACGGTCCATTGGTGTGTGCCGCGATTACTATACAGCGCTACCACTGACCCGCCTGCTGACCCGCTCGCTATATTTGATAATAGCGACCAAACTGATCCATTGAACATAAACCAATACTCGCCCGGTACAAGCTCGCCTAACGGTTCTCCGTTGGCTCTCAGCGCAGCTGCACCTGTACTGGCATAGTTTAGAGTTGGATTAGTAGCAGTGTTGCCGGTAGTGAAATTTACACCCACTATCGACCCCGTAAAGCGTTGAAAGCCAGGTTGAGCAACAGTTTTTGCAACTGTCGCAGCCGCCGTGGAGCACGTACCATAACCAGTACCGTTTCTTGGTGGTATATCAGCAACATCTACCTCACGTAACAGGTAAGCCGTTCCGTTATCTACGAGATCCCAAACGGAATCTTTCTTTATCAATCCAACAGCAGGACCCGTTGTGCCTACCGTGTATACTCGCCTATTGCCAAGCCCTGAATTGTTCACGTTTACTGTAGTAGACGTGTTATCGGCATGAAAACGTATACGGAACTTCTGTCCTACTGCATATGCCGTGATGGGGGTTTCAGGTGTAAAGGTGTATGCATTGGCTGAACCTTTTGTTTCCACACCACGTATCTGCTTATATAATGACGCTATATTTTCAATCAGCTGTTGAAGTACAGGGTTAAGCACGGCATCAGCATTTACTGGATCATTATTCTGTATTTTTCGTATTATTGCGTTATACTCAGGATCCTCTGGTATTTCATAATATTCTACAGAGTTTGACATGACTACACCTCCTAGTATTCATCATCAAAGGAAAAGACGAACTCGACATCTACATCTTTTCGCTTGCTATACATCGTTTTTATCGCTGCTATATCACCTTCAGCATCTACCAGAGCAGCTTCATTTATTGTTACACCGGGGAGGTTGCTCTCGGGGATTCTCACTGTGTAACGTGCAGTAGTAGACAATGGGTACTCAACTGACTCAATAGGGTATCTTGCGACCTCTGCAGTCAGTGTGGTCTGCGTTACTTTGGGAGGTATTGGATCTCCATCAGGTTTATTACCACCTGTACCAAATGCAACGTGTGTAATTGGGGGAATAGTGGGTATTGCGCCACTTGTGACTTTGCAGAGTTTTTCTCTGCGTATATAGGTGATTACTGAGTTCTCAGACATTTAGTGGTCCTCCATTTCATTTAAGTGATATCATCATCTAGGGGGTCTGTATTATTGGCTGTAAGCGTCACTTCGCCTACCCTGCTCTGAGTTTGAACAGATGTTCTTATCGTTAATCTCGTAGCTGTTAAACGGTGTTGTTCCCTCGGTTCTGAAAACTGATCAAAATAGAATGAACCGTCAAACTGTCGCTTACCGTTAAAAGTGATAGTGTCCATAAATGGCTGAACAGCGAAGCTTCGGAACACTTTCCGGCTTTTGTTTATAAATGAGATAGGGTTTAACTTATCCACAAAAATAACCCGAAGATGCGCTGGTAAACGCTTCTCGAGTACAAACATAGAATCCTTTAAGTTGAACCTATCAGCAAGATCACGGACTACAGTGATGACTATCACAGCAGGAGAATCTGACGAAGGCTCAGATTGATTAAAATCGAATGTTCCATCAAACACACGCGATCCATCAAACAAGATCATTAATCCGTAGCCTTTAATGAAAGCTACGGATATATCGCCAGTAGTAAAGACGCTCATTATTTCGATGATCTCGGCGCGACCTATACGACCTGATCCGTAAAAGAATGTTCGGAGCATGTGTCGTCGTTCGGCTAGTGTACGCTCATCGTTTGGAGGTATTTGCAACCATTGTTCAAGCTGTGTTAATCGCTCACAGTCGGCTCTGCTTATAAAGCTGTTATCAAGGGTTTGCAGCATAGCAGCCACTATTTCATCGAGCATTCCACCGATAGCGTACCAGATGGCATCCATTTCACGCACATCCCGATACCACACAGGATAAAACGTCTTGAGTTCTTCGTAATGGCTATCGAAAGAGTTTTTAAACAGTGCCATTGATAACCACCTCCTCAAGTGAGGGGGCTTCCGTTACATCTACAAGGATGTTTCCGGACTGATCGTTGATAGTTAGTCTGCTATAGTCGATGAGTGACGGCAAACTATGTAGCAACATTCCAACCGTAGAGATACGGATAATAACGGGATCCTTTTCCGGTGTTTCCAGTACAAGGTTTTTAAGATAATTACGGATAGACTCAGTTGCTTCAACATCAAGTTGTTCCTGTGTTGCTCCCGGTACAAGTACTGCGTCAAACGATAAAATAATAGGCAGTAGCGTTGCTGCTACTGCCGTGAAGTATGCTCCTATATTTGCGACACCGTCACCGAGACCTGTTCCTCCCGGATCGATCTTCTCTTGCACTTTATCTACTATGACCTCTGAAACAGGTAAGCCATCAATGCAAAATAAGATTGCCTTGACTGTGTTTTCACCATCCCATAACGGTATAATACGTGCCCTACCCACACCGATTACATCCTCGCACCACATTCTGTAATGTGCTCTGTTACCGTTTTCCGGGGGATCCATTAAACGTCTCTGTATACGTGCCCGGAACTGTTCATCAGTCTCACGCTCTACACCGGGCAGATATAGTTCTCCAAATGCAGCGGAGAGCAAGCCTCCGATCGCACCGAGCGGAATTGCAGGGGTACCGGGTAACACGTTATTACTCCCTCTCCCGGGTTCTTCTGCTTCAAGTAAGAGTAGTCCGTCTTCTCGTATTAACCGGAAATATAAACCTTCAGTAAAAAAGCGTTCTCCGACCGCTGGCT